CGGTGGGTTCGTCTAACGGTTAGGACACATGCCTCTCACGCATGTAATACGAGTTCGATTCTCGTACCCACTACCACAGTGGTTGAAAATCAAGCGATTACAAAAACAAAGTACCAAATAGGGTACTAAACAAGGAAAGTAGCTACAATTAGCTGCTTTTTTTTATGCCCATTCATATAAAATAATTCGTCTTTTTCTTGCACAATAAGCAAATGCTTATTATATTTGTAGTGTCAAATAAGAGTTCTTAATTTTAATGTTTAACCAAGATGCAAGATGAAGAAAAGAAAGAATTAGAAAAAGAGTATGAGAATTTAAAGCTCCTCGCTTCATTTCACGAAGCCTACGGGATACCGGAAAATGAAAAAGAACGGGAAGCATTAATAAACGACATACTCGACAAAATGAATGAGATTCGAGAAAAATTAAAAGAGTGATTAACCTCCCTCCCTTCGGGGAGGGATTAAAATTAAAAATATGATAGATTGGAATGCTTGCCTGCCAACGGAAGAAATGCAGGTTGATTTTGAAAGATTTAAAAGCTTAAAAACAGAAGAGGAAAGAAAAGCTTTCAAAAAAGAAATGCAGGATAAATATAGTAACCTACCGGAAGATCAAAAGGAAGCCTATAAAAAAGCATCTGAATCCGGGCTAAAAGCAACAATAAATTCCTGCAATGATTTTATAGAAAGGGCGGAAGAAGCTATACTCCGCGATAAATTAGGGGAATTACCCGAAGCAATATCATTCAGTTACATAGCAAAAAAATATTTCGGAAAAAGCCGAAACTGGCTATATCAACGTATTAACGGAAATATAGTCAATGGGAAAAAGGCTCGCTTTACTGACAATGAACTCAAGACATTTTTAAACGCCTTGAACGATGTAAGTGAAATGATTCATCAAACATCGCTTAAACTCAGTTAAGATTCTTATTTGACACCGCCCCGCAATTGAGCCGTTGCGGGGCTTTTTTTATTCAGTTTTTCCTTCTACCTTCTCTCTAAACTCCCACAGATGTTCAATTGTGGGATGGAACGTAGGATTCTCCCAATGAGATGAAATTGTGGCTATTGCGCTATTAAGATAGTCTTCACAATCAAGTATCTTTGTGCACTTGTTGAGTTGATAGGGGGCTTCAGGATATGCCTTGTTTTCAAGCATATTCTTTGCCCAGTTAAGTAACTCTTGTACTGATTCGCGGTCGTAATTATGTGCCATGATTTTTAATTTTCCGGCAAATATAATAAAAAGTCCCAATGCATTAAGAATGGGGACTGCCACTTATCAAATAAAGATAGTTTATTCGGCTACCTTTATATTCTGTACATTATATATTTGCTCTAACGATGGGGTTTATAAAAAAACGTTTAGTTTATATTTTTCCAAAATAATATTTTATTTTTGCATATATAATTACCTTATATTGTATAATAAAACAAAAGGCTACCTTATGAAAAGAATATTTCTTGCTATTATGATAGTTTTTACATCTATATATGGATTTGCACAAGAAAATAGAGACTCTTTAAAAACCGACACGCTACTTATGCAAATACAAGAAGATATAGAATTTCTCAAATATAAATATGGAAATGAACAACAAAACAAAGAATACCGGTTATATCCCACCCAAAATATGTGGAACTTCCTTGAGTTGAATACTGCTACGGGCCAAATCTACCAAGTTCAGTTTTCCACGGATTCGAATGAACGTGGTTATATGACTATAAATTCTGAGAATCTAAATTTCTTCGATCGTAAATATGTAGGTTTTGATACTGGACGATTTGAACTGTATCCAACTCAGAATATGTATACTTTTTTAATGTTAGACAAAAAGTTAGGTCATGTTTGGCAAGTACAATGGGGATTAAAATCCAAAGACCGTTTCATAATAAAAATCAAATAAACATAACCCAAAGTTCGTAATGCCATAAAAAAAGTTGTAAAATTCAGATATAAAAAACCCGACAAAAAAAATCGGAACAAATGATTTATTATCCTAATCCATTAAAGACATATAATCATTAAAATATTTTCTTATTCGCTCTATTTGAGCTTTCTTTATATTCTGAAAACGCAAAGCTCGTTTGGTAATATCTAAACCAAATAGTTCAATCAAACTACCGAAAGAAGTATTCATGAACATTGTTGGAAAAGAATCCACATCTTCCATGTCTATGGATACAGTCTGGTTACTGTTTATAGCATCCCTTATTATACCAAACAGCATCATTCCTCCATCCGGATAACTTCTTCCGTCTAATATATCTTTTATCTTAACTGTTACCATAATTATTATGTTATAAATAAACGTCTCCTTCAAGTTCTTCGTCCTTTTCAAAAGAATCAATTGAGATATCAAAGTAAATTAATGTTCCTCGAAAATCAAAATTTAAAGGAAAGGTTCTAATATTATTTTTGTTTTCTTGGCAGAACAGCAAAGCATTATTACTAACAATCCTCATCATTCCCCCATTTTTAAGATTAGACAATACGTTATCCAACCCAAATCCCATATTGTGCTTATTGGTTTTAGCAGAAACACCAACATCCAACGATCTTCTTAAAGCCAATTCATCACTCTCTATTTCAGGGATAGCAGCCCTGAGAGTCGTTGGGATTCCCAACCCTAAGTCACATGCTGCAAAATGTATTTTTCCTTCCTCCTCATCATAATTAATATATGAAAAAGCAATACCATTAGATTTAGAATGGTCTGCGACATTTGCATATATCTCATCTAAAGAATTTTGGAAACCAGAAATATCCAGACCTTTAAAATATGTCCTTTGCAAATATTCAGTAATCACAATACTATACTCTTTAGCTCTATTATCTACAATCTTCCATAAATTCAAATTAGACTTATCTTTCTCCTTAACATATGCAGTATTAATATTGTTGATGTATTTATCCATTTTAACTTCACCAAAAATAAATTCGATCAACTCTAAATCATCTGCACCAAAAGCAACAATATAACCATATCTTTCAATATACTCTATGAGACAGGAAAGAAGTACGATATGAAAAGGAGTAAAATCCTCTTTTTTGATTGCACTCTGAATATGTATATCAATTTCTTGTTTTACTCCAGTCTTATTTGGTTTCAAAATACGAACTATCGAATTCACACTTTTAATCCAATATCGTCTATCTTTTTTACTAAATATAATTTTACGCATTCTTCATATTCACGTTGTATATCAATCACAATACAATATTATGGCTACAAAGATATATTATTCTGAATAGAAAAAAGCACCTACTCTAACATTTTTCAGTTAATCCATTTATAATAATTACCACATAAATAAGTTATAACTCACTCCGATTCCTCCATAAAACCCCATTTGGCCAGGACACAACCCATATCCGACTTGTAAACCCAATCCCCAACGCTTCTTCTTCGGCTTGATGGTGTGATAAATATTATTTGTTAATGTTTGATATACTGTTCTTGGAAATATCTGCATACTATCCAGTCTCGGCCGATAACCGGACACCCATACCCGGTAAAGACTATCCTCATAGTATGCTTGCTCACGATGAATCACAGTATCACCTACATGCATCGTATCCGTCAATCTAATGATTAATAGAGGCGCTATAGGGGAAGGAATCAATAACGTATCAACCTTGACAATCGTCTTTACCTTTGTCTCGGTCTTGATTTCTGCCGGAAATTGCTTGAGTGGACGGAACCAAGCCGCCACACAAACAATTAATAATAGAATTACAAATATCCACGGAAGTACTTTCATGGCTTCACTATTGTATTACGCAGAAAATTACTAAACTCACTACGTACATCGAAACACGGGCAAGCTTTGATATACTCTGCCGGTTCTACCTCACCATTTCCATTAAGATCGGGAGATGTATCCCGGTGGCCCAATAACTCTACAATATCATACTCCTTGCATAGTTTCGCTACCAGATCACGAAGGGCGTTCTTTTGTGCTTCGGTACGAGTGTCAGCCGGATGTCCGTTTGCATCCAGTCCGCCAATGTAGCAGATACCGATTGAGTGTTTGTTGTATGACACCCCGGAGAATCCTTTCGTATTGCAGTGTGCACCATCAATAGAGAGTGGGCGACCGTTCTCTACAGTACCATCGAGATCAATTACGAAGTTATAACCGATCTGGGAAAAGCCTCTTTGTCTGTGCATACGGTCAATGTCTTTTGCACGTAGGTCCTGCCCGGCACGTGTGGCTGAACAATGGATGATAATAGAATCAATTGTTTTCATGCTGTCCCTCCTTTATGTTCTAATAACCATTTTGCGGCTCACGGTCACCGCATCTTTTCTTCTCACATCGCTTTAAAGCAAGCTCTAATTTCAAGTTAGAGATGTCCTCCTTTGCTACAAAGAGTTCATCTTGTACGATTCTCAACCTATTTGTTTGCTCGACAAATCGCTCTTCTTTATCCGACAGTTGTTTTTGCAAAAACTCATTATACTCTCTTAAAGTCTTGAATTCAGCACTATCCGCGTTGGCATCCTCTATCCGGGCGTTCGTTTTGCGATTCATGTAAAAATTTACACCCCATTTGATTGCCTCAAATCCTCCCAATGCACCGATAACTGCTAACCATTCATTCAAATTCATGTTTCGTAATCATTATCTTATGAGGATGCATAGCACAATAGATACATCCTCATATAAAAACATTTCCAATTAATTTTCAATTATTACCTCTGGAATTACATCAGGAGTCCCCTCTTCCTCTGGTTCCGGTATCATTTCTTCCGGTATTTGTAATTCCGGATTTAAGACCCACTCAGGAACCTCCAATTTGTTCTTCTCGATAAAATCGTTCATTTCCGATTCAGTATCGAATTCTGCGTATTCGGAATTCGCGGAAGGATATACCTTGCCGCTATTCTCTTTAATGATATTCTGTACTGTCCCATCGTTATAGATAAGAACACAGGGTTTTGATAATGCTATCATAGTTTTATTCTTTTTAATTAGTTTGTACTGTGAAACCTTTTTGTTGCAGTGATGCGATTGCAGCTTGTGACGCTTCTGTAGGTGCTGAACATGCCCCAGTCAAAGAAATGTTTCTCGTACCTACACTGCTTCCCGCCTTTGAATCGAGAGCAATCAATATTTTATCGACCGTCACTGAATCAATCGGATATTGATCGTCTGGAATAATAGAGAAGGAAGAATAAGTAGGGGCTAAAGGGAAATCTTTATCAAATGTGATGTTAAGGTTCCCAGTGACTCTAAAAGCTGTCATATTCTTATTAGGAATATCGCCTAAATCGCCAGATATTATCTTTCCATCAGCACGATTATATGCATTAAAATAAGTAATATTAGATGGAATATCAGATAAATTTCCGTATACATTACTACCATTATATAATGCAAAAGTTTTCATATTTTGCGGAATATCTGCTATATTCCCTGAGATAGTAGACATACCTCCTATCTGTAAATTAGTTATATTTGAAGGAATATCTTTTATATTTCCTGAAACATTAAAATTACTTCCAAATAATAAAAGCTCAGTCAGATTAGGCGGAAAATCCTTTATGTCTCCCATAAAAGCTAAAACTAAATTATATAACCGTACTACGGTTAACCCACGTGGTAAATCAGCAACATTACCGGTAGTCTCAGAACTGGAACCAGTATTCAAATAAACAGATTCTAATTTTCGTGGCAGGTCTGCAACATCACCGCTAATCTCAGCTTTGCTGGATGTTATTCGGAGATATGTCATTAATCGAGGAAAATCGGAAAAAATTCCTTTTAATGTATTTTCCGAAATACTCGCATTCCCGATAGCAAGATAATTAACATCTCTCGGTATATCATAGATATTACCAGATATATTATTGTTATACTGAAAAATAAGTTGAGTTACTCCTTTCCCAAAGTCTCTTATATTTTGAGAGACATAGGAATTTGAGAACTGAGAATTGGAAGATAGAGCATATACTCCTTTTGCTTCTATAATGGCGTAAGATTCTACTGCCCTAAAATATAAATTAGTAGCCACTCCTTTTTTTATTCCTATAGTAGTATCCGTACCTATTTCTGTGCTGGAAGATACATAGCCTCCGGTAATAGTTACTTCCGTATCAATCGAAGGAGTCATACTAATATTAATATATCCCCCGTCAGCGTATTTCTTTAGCTGAATTACCGTAGTAGGAATGTTATTATAAGCGATTCCTGCAAGATCATAATTTGATGCTGGCATACCGTTTATTGTATATTCATCGCAATTCAAGTACACCTTATCTGTTACATAGTTATACCATCCTAACAAGACATTCCCCTTCATCTGATTCGCCGCCTTTTCCCATGTAAAAGTATCATTATCTATGTGATATATGAGATACATAGTACTATAAACATCTGAGGCGGAAATAACCTTTTGAGAGGTATCATCATCATTGCTTACAACAGTATTCCCCCAAGAAACGGAGTATCTACCATCTATTGTCAAGGACATACCAGTTGTACCAATATTTTCAAAACGTATTCCCCCTTTGTTACGTGGGAATAACCATCCATTCTGAGTTGCCAACACTCCGGCCTGATCCGCGCCTAAGACTTTATTTGTATCAGTAGTCGTTAAATCATGGGCGATATTGGATTTTGGAATATAGTTTCTGAAAGATCGAGAAACGCCATTTACAAAATAGTTGTTACATCTTAAAATTGCTTCTTTAAAATACTGATTAATCCATCCTACCAATACTGAATTAGTCATTTGATTCATGGAATCAGTTAATTTATATTGGGTTTCGTTTAAATCATAGACTAAATATCTTAATTTGCCTGCTGTCATTGGATCAGCTATTACCTGACCGTTAGTTGTGGCTGAGTCTGTGATTCTTGTATTTCCATATGATAAATAGAGGCCGGGCGGTAAAGATATAGTGACGGATATATCAGTATCGCTAAAATCTACGTTAACACTTTTGTTAGTGGATATTACCTCCATCATGCCATTCTGAGTAGATAGAATCCTACCCATATTCGCGGACAAAGGTTTATCCACAGAAGTAGATATTAATCCGTCTACGATGTCAGACGCAAGAAGATAATTAGCCGGATTCATAGATTTACCGTTAACGGAGTAATCGCTGCATTTAAGGAATGCGGTCTTAACTTCGTTACTGATCCATCCAAGTAATACGGTTCCGTTCATCTGGTTCTGCGCTGTGACAACCTCCACTTTACCTTTGCTAATATTGAACACAAGATACATATTCTTAGTAGCCGCAGGAACTTCTATCATACTTATACCCATATCGCAGATAACAGAGGTATTACCGTATGATATGACTGTTTGCTCAGGGAATGCAATAGAGGTGTTTCCATTGTCTTTGAAAACTATATCCACCTTAGTACCTGCAAACGTCCAAATAAAGCCGTTCTGAGTAAACGCATTATCCATTTTATCACTTAGATCGGAGATCTCTTGTGATAATTCCAATTCATCATTAGACAATGAGATAAGCTCTCCCCAGACGGAACCATCCTTCGATTCAGAATCTTTTTTGCTACCAATACTTTTGCTCAGATCGGTTACAGACTCTTTAGATGCATAATAATTAAATATAACATTACCATGATTATCATATTGTGCATGAATATCATTACTATCTGTATTATTTGTAAGACTTGCATATAAATCCTCTTTGAATATCTCAAATCTTTCTTTGGTCAAATATTTATTAGGATCTATAGGATTTCCATCTGAATCCACTCCTACCACATTCATCTTTACAGCCTGCCATCCAGAAGAAGTATTTCCAAAGAATGCAATACCTACACCATCATGTACATAGTTACCAAATCCGGTATAGGTACCTTTCTGAGTTGCCGCCCAAATAACATTTTGATCCGGATTCCCCGGATTAGTATCTGGTGTAGCGACTCCTGCAAAAGTCCTTTCCTCACCAATCACATTGACGATAGACAACAATGTGTTTTGAAGAATTTGCCCGGTTATCTCCTGATTACCGTTTGTCTTTATAACCTCGGTAATCGCATCTTTTAACTTAGCGTAATCTGCCATATTTATAAGATTTAAAAAGTTAATAATTAGTCTTTATTGAAATCGTTATTGAAATCAGAATTATAGTCACCTACATTGCCAGGCAAGTATCCCCTGCATATCTTTTTTACAACTGTATCAGTTTGGAATTCGACTTCTACACTGGCAAGATTACCTTGTGTCTGCCATGTAGGAGTAGCTAAGAATGTATCACAGTTGTACACTCTCCCATACTTGTCTGTCACAATCACATAATCCGCTAACCGTATGAGCCTCATTGCGTCACATAGATACTCAGGTGCCAAGAATGTACAACGGTATGTTTTTTCTGATATCTGTTTTTCCGGAAAAAAATAACCGTCCATCGTCTCCCCTTCTTCCTCAAAAGGATATTCTGGCTTTCCAAGCTCCGTACATAAATACAATACGTTCTTGAATCTGGGATTAGAATATACTATTTGCCCGGCATCAAACACAAGATTATTAACATCGTACCATTGTATTTTCAAATACGCGGAAATATCCGAAACCACAGTGAACATTTCTGAATAGAAATATTGTTTACCATCATAGATACGGGCGTAATAGATTCCATCATACATCGTTAAGGACAACGGGAACATACCAGGATATACGATAACATCATAACCTAAATCTTGAAAATGAACAATCTCTAATCCTGTTTCACTCATATCCGAAGTTATATCCGCATATTTTACCCCATTTTTCGTGTATAATAAGACTTCCTGTATAGGATTATCTCTATACTCTCTCATTAGCTGAAAAGGCAGCAGAAAGCCCGAAGGAGTAAACAAAGGATATATATCCCCGAATGAATAGCTTTTCCGGTGATTCTGCTCGTTGATGGAGGTATACCACGGAAGCACACTTAAATTGTTATTATTATTCTGTATCATAGCGTAAATCTATTGTATGCATTCTACTACTTAAATTCACTGAAATACTCTCTACTTTCCCATCCCCTATTGAAGTGTGTATCAATTTCAAAGGAGATATATCACGATCAAACGGGAATTTTACTTCCTGGCTCTTTAGCCGGGATATGTAACGCAATGTCATATCTGTATTATTGATATTCACATTTTTTGTCGGTAAATTATATCCCCAATAATTCGGATGCAAGAAGAAGTAAGATAAATACCCGTTCTGGTTTTGGTAGACATCACCATCTATCAATTGAGAAAGAACTGGTACACGTTCTCGGCCAGCTTGTGTAATAGTCTCCATCAGAGCAAATCCATCTTTGGAAAATTCATCAGAACGCAATATCATGTAATCAATATCTGTTGAGAAATTATTTACTGAAATTTCCTCAATTTTATCCTGTTTGACAAAGTTACTTCTCATGACAATTGGATAACCGGTAAAAGGCTCTGTCACATCATCCATCCATGAGAATTGATATCGCTCCGGCATATCCAGCTTTTCAAACTTGTATTGCTTACGTCCTGTCTCCCAAGAACGACCATTGGACGGGCAAAGCCACTTTGTCAGATCAAGTTCTATTCCCGGTTGGTTGGTGTATGACTGTCCGTTTCGGAAGTACTGAATATGCTCAATTTTCAGCTTGTTATCCTCAATATACCAATAGCATTGATATACATTCTTCAGCATATCCAATACGCTTTTCAAGGTAATAGTAGCCTTTTGTGCCGGCTGAGTGTAATTACTCACCAAAATGTTGGTTTTCGGAGTCATGTACACCTTTCGTTGACCGCCACCAATCGGACGGGATTCAGCATAAAAGAACCGACTGTATTCCGTTGTATTTTTGAAGGTAATACCAGGTGCAACCTTGTCAAGAAGAACAGATAATACAGAGTGTAAAGGCATGGCATGAGACATGGTGTATTCAAGTCGTAATCTTGGCTCTATCTCATCCTTTGAGAAGTCATATATAAACCAATAAGAACTATCATCCGTCCACATATCCCGATTGACAGGATAAGCCTTGTAAGGTGCAATATCTGTAGGAGGATAATAATATTCTCCCCTTCCGTTTTGTCCCCACTCAGACGGCTCCTGCTTAAAGATATTAGACACACGGAAAGTACTGAAAGAATATGATACTATATACGGGTATGAACCCGGTGTAGACGTCATATCATCGGATGGCTTGTTATGTACTTCAGCAACCTCAATCGGTATAGAGCCTATAGAATTTGAAGCTGTCACATACCTTGTATAGAATCGTTTTCTGCTCGCATATCCATAACCTATTATTTGGGATGGCAGATAATAATTGGTAAAAGTGAGTTCGTCCACATATGTAGGGTCGGGGCTTAATACCATTTGTGAGATCCCCATTGCTTGACCTGTTACCCCATCAAACAAACAGAATTTATAATAATTAATATCGGCTACCACGGGTTGTATGTATGCTCTATTATTCGGAAGCGTATACATGGCTTTTGCATAATCTTCTTTTGTTGCATTATACGCAAATGTAGCCGTATAATTTCCTTGCAAGTTAGGTGCAAGATTCTCTCCTGTAACATTAATATTGATGAAATTAACACCAGCTTCCCGGAAGTAATACTTATTCACAAGTTCGTCTGAATTAGTCACGACATCTGCATCCTGTTCCCAGAACACCCCAGAGAGTGCACATGAAACCTTATCGTCTCCGGCCACATATATCTGCAAAATTCCACGTCTGTACAGGGATATTTTTTCAAGTGCCGGATTCAACTTAACCAAATCATACTCCCTTTCCCACCCGTTAAGCAAATCTGTATAAGAATCGTTGTATTCCGGCTTAACACTAATTGAAAGATCGGCTATGTTAATGATACAATCCGTTCTCATGAATTTTGTCTTGACATAACTTTCAAATGTACGCCCACCGTCATTGCTCCGGTACACATCAAAATAGTAAATAGTATCAAAAGGTTGTCTGAGGATATAATAGTAATCCCTGCACATGAATCTTACTTCACCGTTCAGACCCTCACGAAAGAATTCCTGTCCTGATTCTTTGGAATATGTTTTTGCCAAATCATCTTTGAATATCGGATTTGCTTTGTACATCAACTCAATAGAAACATCACCACTATTCCAATCTTTTACAGTATAGCAATATGACATTGAAACGGCATTTTTAGGACGTATAAGATCGAGATTTTTGCCAGAATAACCAGAAATATATTCCTCCTGTGAATCATAAAAACATACAATAACCTCCTTATCATCGAACACTACTTTAGTGTAATCCGATATAGGCACCAAAGGACTTGTATTGTAATTCTCATTTTGAGATACTCCCCCCGAACTTGCATCTAACTTATATTTGTAGTGTGTCTCCTCCATATCCGGAAGGAATACGTCTTTATTTATCAAATAAAATAAATATAATGGATTCATGATTTTATTCTCCTTTTCAAGTTTCTATAAGTAATAATAGTATCCCCATTCGCATCACGATATGTACGTTCCCTGTTTTTGATTTCCCGGATATCGTTTCTGATGTCATTCAAATCATTATTTTTCTCTTTCAAATTGACAGAGATGTTATTTACACCATCATATGCGGCTAAATACTTATCTGTAAATGTTCCGTTGTTTAGGGACTTTATAACATCCGGGATCACTTGACGGAAACGACGTGAATTTCTCTTATTGATAACGGCAAAGAATTCACCACCTTCAGCACGTCTACGGGTACCGTCCGGCTTAGTTCCCAGATCAATATCATTTCCTGACTGATGGGAACCTCCTTGTAGCAATTCTACAGTACCTTCACCATACTTTTCTTCACTACCCTTAGTCAGTTGGGAAGCTTTTATCTTTGCAGCAGCAAAAGCGCCCCACATGGTAGCGACCATAGCAATTGCAGCCGGGATACCCCACGGCCCAATACCGGCAAAAGACTTGAATATTTCTGCACTTGCAGTTACAAGGTTACTTGCTTGTACCAGACTGTTTATCGCTTCCTGCTTCTTTTGTGCCTTCTCCTGCTCTTTCAAGGCTTTTTCTTGATTCTTTTTCGCTAAATCTAACTCTTTCTGAGCCTGCTCAACATTATTTGCGTATCCATTCGCACGGGCTTCACGTTCCGCTTCTAATGCGTTTTGAGCAGCTTCAACCTCACGGTCTGCCGCTTCAACAGCCCTTTCAGCCGCCTGTACCTTTGCATCCGCAATTGAATTTATAGCGTCTATAGCATATTGTGCGGCTGTACTGATAGCCTGTTCTTGTTCTGAAGTTAAATTCAATCCGAAAAGTTCATAAATATTTGAAGCTTTGGACGCCTTCGCTATATCACGGTTTACTTTATCTAACTGTGCGGAAAGAATTTTACCTTTTTCCGTAAGTGTACCATCAGGATTTGTTTCTAAGGCTAATTCAGCCTCTAACCTTTTCTTCGTTTCTTCGAGAATTAATTTTGTTTTTTCCTTTTCGGATATCTCCAAAGCATCAATTTCAGCCATAGCAAGCTCATTGTTCAAAGAAATCTTATCCATTCCAAAAGCTTTTAATTCTTTTACAATCTGAGCATCATACTTAGCATTTATATCAGCTTCGTTTTGTCTCATTTCTTTCGACAATAACCTATTTTGTGCCAATTCTATTTTGCGTTGGTTCTGCAAAAGTTTAATACGCAAATCGATTTCCTTTTCAGAACCTTCCTCTACAGCTTCCAATTCTAATTGTATCCGGTCAGATTCTTTTTGTAACATATCTGATGTTATCTGATCTTCCAATTGATTAAGATCCTTTGTGTATTGGTCACGAAGATACCCTAAACGGGCTTCCATCTCATTTTTTTGTGTTTCTGTCAATGAATCCCTTTCAGTGTTCAAACTGTTGGTAAGATCCTGTATCTGTCTTTCGTAAGATACTTTCAACTGTTCTCTTTGCTTATCCGCACCCTCTTCCATTAATGCAATCTTGGCATCTTCCGTTAATCTAATCGCTGCCAATTCAGATGCATTTTGCTGCTTATCAATTTCTTTCAATTCATTATCCAATTGCTCCCGCAACATAATGATTTGATCATTCAAAGCTTTCCGAGCTTTGATTGTCAAATTCGCATCCGTCTGTAATTGGTACTTAATATCTGCAATAGAGCGGGCGTTAGCAGCTTTCCGTTGAGATCTTTGTTGATCAAAGCTGTTTTTTATAAGGGATATTCTAACATCTTCTGCCTTACGAATAATATCAGTTTCTTGTTTAACGATATTCTGAGTTTCTTGCTTTTTCTGCTCTGCCATTTCTTTAGCTTCGGCTACTAAGTCCTCACCCTCTGTTTTTATATTAACAGCCAGATTTATTGACGCCTCCAAACCGTCAACTCTTCCTTTTATGATCTCTATTGCATCATCAACACTTTTCTGAACTCTTTTTCCATCTATATCAATGAAAGTATTCGATACTCCCTCACGTTGTTTTCGATACAAAGCATCAAGTTCTTTTCGAAGTAAGTTAAGTTTTTCCCTATTCTCGTCTAATGCATCTAATTCTTTGGAGTATGTTTTTAAATTATTATTGTGATTTCTTAAGCGCTGTGAATATATTTCATCCTCTATTTTTCGAGTCCCAGACAAACCGGCATTCTGGGCTTTAGCAACCTTCAATTCTCTTTCCAATTGAGCAATACGTTCATTACCTTCCCGGTTTATCTCTTCCCCCTCCTTCTTAAGAAATTCAATATATTGCAATTGGTATTCATTGAGCCTTTTTTGTTCTTCCGCAGCATCCTTTGTTCCCATAGAGAAAAGGGTTAATGCCCCCACAACGGTTACTAACGCAGTAGCTAAAAGTACATAAGGATTGGCATTGGCTATTAGATTGAATGCCTTCTGAGCGACAGTTGCGGATATGGTAGCCTTAGTACCCTGTATAGTTACAAGGCGATCATATACTTTAGCCTTCGTTAAGGCTGTTTGTTGCAATCGGGATATTCCAAGCATTAATGCGGATTGTTTCTGCACGGCATTTTGTATGGCTTGTACCCCGGTTGTTACAGCTATTGCAGCTTGTAATTTCTTTTGTGCTTTCTCCACATTTTCACTCTCAACACCGGCTAACTCCATTATACCGGTATAGGCAGAAAATCCACCGGAAGCAGCACTGGCAGCACCTAACACAGCATCCAAGTTAGAAGTGTCGGAAGCCATATTATTAACTTCTGCTGTGGCGTCTTTAAGAGCATCCTTTAAAATGCCTGTCTCTCTCGATAACCGTTGGTATTCTTCCGTGTTTTGTTTGCCCTCAAGACGCAATAATGCTAACTGCTTGGTTTGATTCTCAATTTGTGTTGTCAACTTTTGCGCATCAGCAGAATAATTACCGACATTAAGAGATGTCTTTCCTGTCTCTTCCTGTAGTCTCTTCATTTCCTGATATAATGCATCCGTCTCGGCAACCAGCTTACGCCCTTCTTCCGTGCTTTTCCGGTATTCATCAGACATCCCGTTAAGAGCTATCTTGTTCAATCCGTACTGCGCACTTAAATGTTCATAGCTTCCCGCAGCACTTGTATTCAACTGGTTAAGAAGCTTTATTTGAGTCTGAGTTTTCTTTATGGCATCTTTTTGACCATCCATTGCAGAAGTAAGCGCAGCCGCCCTTTCTATGAATTCACTCTCAGAAATTTTCCCAGAATCATACTCTTTGTTTAATTCCTTTAATGAAGATTTGGTGTTTACTTGCTCCTGCTGAAGCTCAATGAGATTCCTGAACAAGCTTTGCACATTCGTATCAAGACCATAGAAAGACTCCTGCAATCTTCCGTTTTCATCATCGACACCCTTCTGCGATTCCTGGAATTGGTTCATTACCGAATCTGCTTTTTGTAGGCCGGCATTTACCCTTTCCATAGCAGCACGGTAATCTTCTATACTCAGATTTCCAGAATCAAAAGACGCATTCAGTTGATCAGAGATGGATGTCAGTCGGGAAACATTGGAAGAAGCTTTATTCATCACATCCGAATATGAAACCATTCCGTTTTCACTTCGCTTTATAAACGCATCATAATTCGTCTTTTCTACATCCGATAATGCGGTATACAATTCATCGATAGAACGGGTTAATTTATTCGTATCAGAATTCAGACTTTTATAAGAAGCACCTAATGACTTATTGGAATTTTCAGCCGATTTACTAATAGAAGTCTGTTGTTGCTGAACTGACTTCAACAGATTTAACTCCTTTGTTGTAGCATTCAAAGACTTAGTAAGTTCGGATTGTGAATTGGATAAACTTTCTGCATCCTCAGAAGCCCTACGAATCGTTTCACGTCCCTCTTTTGTTGCACCGGATACTTTTTTAAGGGAATTACTAAGTTGTTCCGCTTCTTTTTTCACCTTTGCAAGAGCGGACTCATATACGCCTTTCAACTCTTCCAACTGATCTATAAGATCATTTATGGAATTATCTGGCTTTATTAAGTCACTGTATTTTATCGGATTATTATCTGCCATCTTATTTTGACTTATTTTTTTTCAACGATTTTTTGACAAACTCAAATGCATTGTAATACTCAAGTACCGTATACTTCTTCACATTGACATGTAAATGCTGTGCTATCAACAAACACATGTTTTCAAATTGTCGATCATACTGTATTTCTACGCTATCTGTACCGGAAAAGGACTGAGGATTGGTATAAGTGATCAGTTGTCCGGTCAGATCATCGATTTCATCACTTTTATCAACCCCATCGATAGTACTGTTCAACATCAACATTGTTCTTTCCCTCAAAAGATCATAATACTCTTTCACGGTAGAATCATCAAATAGCAAAGGGAAATACAGCATCATCTCTTCATCTATTTTTTTTTTGACCGATTCCATATGGTCGGTCAATTCCTTGTGGCTTGCTTCTGCAAACAGATCCAGCACTTTTCTCAATCCATCATCGGTTAAGTCATCAACCGGTTTTCCGTCGATGCTTTTTACCAAAGCAGCAAAAGCCAAATGTTTCGGGCTTATTTCTGATTGTATGAAATAGATGTTCTGCCTGATGTTTCCTATCTCCTTTTCTGCTTTGTCCGGTTGGTTTAAACGGCAATACCTTACCACTTTCTCCATATGTGCATCCCAGTCGCTCAGATCGGAACCTATACCGGCATCTATAAGAAGCATTTTATTGTACTTATGAAATCTGACGATTGGTAATTCATCAATACTGTCATATAACTCAACCTTATGCTTCGCAATCGTAATCTTTCTCATATCAGATATTTAATTAAAGGTGTTGAACAAAAAGGGATTAATAATAATGTCAAGTCTCCCGTTATAACCGCACAGATAACAGACAGGAATACTGAAACCCACCATGACAGACAAAAGTTACAGTATGCCATCTCTGAGAAGAAATCATTACCGTGAACCTGCATCCACTCAATAACTCTCCATTTACGTAACAATAGGAGAATAAATGCCGCCACCAGTGCGACAATAACCATATAACCTAAAAAATCCTGCATACTCATTTATTATTGATTATAACATGTTTCTTTAACCGCCATCACGCCTTCGAATCTGAATCCGGCAAAGGGATGCATCAGAAATTGATTATCCAGTTCGTCAAAGGTGAATCCTTTAAATACATTCTCCGCACGTTCGTATATACGGTTAATCTTAATACTTCCCGATTTAAGCCAGAAACCACCGTTCAATGCACGCATGATTTGAAGCTTTACAGCTTCCGTATTTCGATTATCAGCCTCATTAGTAACCCTACGCATATCCACCCATACAATAAGCGAAAATTGAGCATTATAATCCGACTGTCTGCCGGTAATCCAATCTACATCCTGAGGATCATCAAGCACAAAAAATGAAAAGTTACCCAATATTTTATCATCCGGTGCAATCAGGATATAATCATTGCCACCTGCATATACATTAGGCGTATAATATTTCTTTCCGTTGATGGACTTAACAAGACGTTCGGCACGGCCAAAGCTATGATTTAACCACGGAAGATTATCTGCTAATCCTTTCTGTATATTCGCTATTACTCTATCGAATAATTCCGGATTCTTTGGTACTGGTACACGTTCCATTTTTATTTATTTAAAATTACTTCCCTCGCCTTTTCCATGAGATCCGGATAAATGTAATCCCAGATAAGGCTCGATATATTTTCATCAGTAAGACCGAGAATCTGACGGCCGTATTTCTTTATCAATGCTTCAGTTTTCCAATCAGAAGCTTTTACTTCAAATTGTTTGTCGTTAACTTCCAAATAAAAGCTACTCTCAAAATCCCCTGTATCACGTAATGTTACTCTATTGGTAGGCTGTCCCTTTTGCTCCTTAATCGCTATCGTCAACGGCCGGTATGGCGCATAATCCATAATACTCACCCCAAGCCGGTTAATACCTTCTTCGTACAACTGGTCTTGTGCATTCAGATCAACTATATAGGCTTCGTTATCCATAATTATCCTTTGGATATACATACCGGAAACCAACCCCTCATTAAAAATAACAACACGTTTATACAAATCGGCAATTATGTTCATAAATATTTCCAAATAAAGTTGTAAGCAGTCGGCCTTATGCCTTTACAACATTTCACTATATTGGCATTTGCGTAACCTAACACTTTTTCAACATCTGTTATACATTCCCATTCTTTAAGAAAAATACCATCTTTAGTATATTGCCCTACTTTCTTGCGTTTGCTTTTAATTATTCGCCCTTTGCTCTTTTCTCCAATTTTACGTTTTGTATTATCAGAATGTTTATAACCGCTAAACGTCCCCTCACGCCCTTTCAATTTTAAGCTAATTTTAAGGCGTGTTGTCTCTGTTACAGCATGTCCCAATTTTGCAAAATGTTGTTTAGTTCGCCATTCATCTGAAAAAACACGACGTTTCATCCTGTTTCTTGTAATTGGGTTATTCATATTTTGTTTATGTGTTACCCAACGTAAATTATTCGCATTATTGTTTTGCGGTTTTCCATCTATATGGTCTATTTCTGGAAAATTGTTCGGGTTTGGAACGAACGCTAAAGCAACCAACCTATGAATAAATACTTTTTTATAACCATTATCATAAAGCGAAATACGTAAATACCCATCAGATGTTACAAAAGGCTTCATAATATATCCATCATCGTTTTTAACAATTCCGCTATCAGATACCCAATATTTTGTATTATTTATCCTTCTAAATTCCATATTATTAAACGTGTGTATATTTAACTCCAAAATTATTACATGACAAGCAAATTCTATCTAATCCCTGTGTATCTAAACTGAGTGCTTCATAAGCCTTCTTTAAATCGTAGCCTAATCCACCCGGCCTACCCTGCGTATTCCCGTCAAGCTCATAAAGAATATCCATACGGGACACGTTGGACTGATTACGATTTACGCGTACATCCGGATTCATAGCCATTGTTCGTAATGCAATTGCGGCTACCTGTCTTTGTATCACTGTCTGAAATATCTGGCGTTGTGATATGATAAAATCAGTAAGATCACAGCCAACCGTTATCTCGCAATTAATACCATAATTCAGCGTATTGGTATAGATGTTTCCGGCAATATCCCACAGTTCCGGGTATTCCTCAAAGGTGGAAGGCGCATTATACATAAATGGAGATATCTGCATGTACTTAGTAATCTGTCTCCACGTCTCCACGTTACCGATGTTACATGTACCACAAGGTTCACGGCTCCAATCCTTTGAAACATTGATAGTTTCCATTCCACGTGGTAATTCGTCTTGATTATACACCAGATACCAAGCACCTCCGGAGTTGTTTCCGTCACTGATATACGGCAGATAACAATCTTTTAATGGGAACCATTGGAACCCACCATTCGTGACATTAAAATTCAGATAAAAAGTCCGAATCGGTTCTATCTGCGAACTATGGAATAGATACATCTTGATTAGTCCGGTACCACCGGTCATTTGAAGCCCAATACGTTCTATTTTAGCAGTTACCCCCATAGATCTGACCGGAACAATTTCCATTCCTACAAGCTTATGAGAATTCTGCAATGTAGCACGTATACGACCTGCACCGTCAAAGAGTGTACGTCTTTCTAACAAATTTTTCGTTTCCTTATCCAAACCTTTCATTTGAGTAAAGGTCTGCACAACGGTGTCTATACCGTTTATTGTCAGATTTTCAAGATAACTGGATAGCATATTGAAAGGTTGCCAGAAAGGATTTCCATAATCACGACTAAAGTCACCGTTAAAGTCGCTAACAGCAGGTTCCTGATTAGTATTTCCCATTTTAGCAACCCACAGCATGTCATTATGAGATACGATATCACCCTTCTTATAAGGCAAAATCATATTCCATTTAGGATATTGATAACCCCAATCATCCGGTATTATGGCCGATATATTATTGAGAGTAACAAGTGGATGGGCGTTCTGAAAAAACAACCCACTATCCGTATAAGTCAATGACTCCTCAATGTGCTGTTCGGGATTGATGGACTGTTGCCATCCTACAACGTTGAATAATGCTTCTTCTATTTCTTTTAACCTATACATATGCTCAAAAATAAATAAGAGGATGAGGACACTCCCCATCCTCTTTTACATGAATTTATACCAACTTTACTTAAGCACCTGTCGGAAACTGGCTTGCGTTTGTCACGTATACAGGCATACCCAAAGGAGTATTGTCTGCACGTGCAGCAATTTCAGCCTTAATGATCGGGTTAGCAATAGTTGCAGGATTGCTGTTGTATGCTACCAAGAATGCGACATCGACTGAGAATCCGAAGAATTCTTTAACGCCACAATTCAAATCTGCCGTTGCATCACCCCACAATTTAGACTGATCACCAACTTCGGTATAGTAATGAGAACCTACCGGAAGATCAACAAACGGAATACGCACTACATCCCATTCGTGGAAGTTAGAACGAGCACGACGTAATGCTTCACGGTCAACACGGGTAAGCACTCCGACATTTCCATCAACTACCGCAAATAACGTACCCATTTTACCCGATTCGTCAACAACGTTGTTAGTATAATGGATTACTTTGTTATCGTATTCCATCCGTTTGTTAACGTCGTTGTAAATACCATGTTGAGCCAGCTTACGGATAAGCGCATCAACACCAGCATTTCCGATCACATGAATCTGTTCAGGATAGCAGTTAGCTCTCATCATAGGATTAATGTCACCTAAGATTTCAGTAGACATCTGAGTAGGTACCTCAATCACGTTACCGGTTACGGTATAATTCAGCTTAGATTTGAACACCTGCGTCTTTTGAGCTTCCAACTGGGCAACTGCTGCCGAATCAAGAGCATTAGCCATAGCACGGCTGATTTTCTCCATTTTACGGATCCAATCGTGTTCGTAACTGATCTCATTGTTCATATAAGCAGCCGGAACCATCGTAAATCCTACCGCGTAAGTAGCCCATGTAACGGTATACAGTGCAGAAGTATTTTCGTTATCTCCGATTACGCATGACCGGACATTAGACACTTGTACATTTTCATCATAGTTAATGACAGGAATCTGTACGGTATTACCGATAGAAGCGAATGCACGTTCGCGTAATCGGGGGTTAATAATCGAATTACGTGCATCGGTCTGTTCAACAAAAAAATCCAATGCTCCATATTCGCACGGGCGGGTCATATTCCGGTCAAATTCGGGATCTTCAACACGCCAATTTTGTAATCTGGTTGCAATTAAACTCATAATCAAATAATTTTTAAGTTATAAATACCGGGTTGACCCTTTACCCTTCTGTTTTCTTTATTTTTCCGGCAGAGAAGAAATATTATTTTCTTTCCATGCCTGATCCATACCTGACTGAAATTCTTTCGAACCATTAGTCAATCCTTGTGCCATAAGACTGGAAGCAATCATATCATATGCCTGTGCCCTTGTCTTTGCTCCTGTAACGTCAATAACAGTACCGCCGGTACCAGAACCACCAGCAGGTTGTTGTGTACCACCTCCGGATTGCTGTCTACCCTTATCCAGCACTCCCATTGTTTCCAATTCACGTTGAATCAATTCATCCGCAGTGTATGGATTTAACTGGTTGTTTGGATTACGCATAACTGCGCCATTTTCATCCTTAAACGCAATTATCTGACCGCCTTTCCCATCATCGATCAGTTCCGGGTGCATGTTCTTAATCTTCTCCGTAACCTGATTAAGCAATACCTTAGTTACGCTTCCAGGAAGCTCCGGTTTGAATTTCAAATTAGCCGTTGCAGATTGTAACGTTGATTCCACACGGATTCCGAACAGTTCTTTTTGATGCTTTTGTTCAGCATTCTGAAACTTAGCGTTAAGCTCATTGTATTGCCCTGTAATTGCGTCGAGATCTGCTTTTGCCTGTTTGAGAGCTTTAGCAGTCTCCGCATCAGAAGCACCATCTTGAATGGCTTTTTCCAAACGCAATTTTTCTTTCGTCAGCGTATCAATAGTACCCTGTAGCTGTACCGCACTTTCGGCCTTTGTCTTGAATTCACCAAGCACTCTTTTCGCGTAATCATACGTTTTTTCTGTACCATTCTTTGCAATCCCGGTAACAGACAAAATATCCGCATCCAAATCACCGTATATCTTACCCGTTTTTTGAGCTATCACACTATTTTCATCGTTTACAGACAAGGTTGTGATAGCCGCCAACTGTTCGTCACTTAACCCGGACAATACCGAATTCGCTTTTAAAACTTCTATTGTTAATGCCATGATTTTACCCTTTAATCATTTATGGTTAATACTATTATTCCTCTACTTCTTCAGCAGATTCCTTTTTAGGTCTACCCGGTTTCTTAGCTTCCTGGATAATACCAGACTCTTTCAATTCAGCAAGAATCTCCGCTTTCAAAGCTTCCTTTTCTGCCTTTTTCCGTTCCTCTTCAATTCTTGCTTCCTCCTCCGCTTTACGCTGTTCTTCTTCAGCTTTCTTTTTAGCGTTTTCTTCGGCTTTTGCAGCTTCCTCAGCTTTCTTCGCAGCCAAGTATTTGTTCGGATCGTGCAATACCGTAATGGTGTGACCATGCTTTTTCAAGTTATGATAAACACCCTCTTCGTAAGCTTTTTTACCGAATACTTGAACACGTGGTGTACTCAATCTCTTGCCTGTATCTGAATCGAACTTTCTAACTTCGATAAGGCAGTGGTACAAATGTTCTTCCCCTGCGGGAACAATGTAATTTTCCGGGGTAACGTCAAAAATAGACACGTCTTTAGTCTCCCCGTTGACTCCTGTTTTCACGAGCATAATCAAAAAATTTATTAGTTATTACTGAGATCTTTTTGTCGAAAGGCACTTGTGTGCCGAATTCAAGAATATTCATATTCTCCCTTTCAAATCGGCGTACATAGCTTGCAAAATTCAACTTGACACGAAGTTCGTCCTCACTAATCAAATTCTTCCCATAGAGATCTAAAATCTCTTGACGGGTCAAATGCCGATAAGGTTCCAATTCGGACAATATCAACATTCGCTGCATCTGTGTAGGATTATGCCTGTATTCTGTCTCTATGATCTGATTTTGCAATGCATCCAATTCTCCCTCACTCGCACCTGCTTCTTTTGCTGATTTATACCGTTGACGCAATTCGTTAGCATCATACAAGTAAAACTCAGTACCGTAGTTGATTTTCGCAGAAACAAACATATTGCCGTAACGCAAACGGCAAACAGTTTCATCAACAAATTGCTGTGCGGCTTCAAAGCCTTTTTTAACACGGTTCAGAATAGTACTTTGACTCTCAAATGCAGCTTTAACCTGTTGTTCGTTGAATGCTTCACGCTGAGTTACTTCTTCATTCTGTCCGACAACTGCCGTTATGATATCATCACGCAGCCTTTTTTCTTCCTCAACGTTATAATCCAAACTTGAACGATCAACTGAAAGCATCTGAACGGGATTACGAAGGTCAGGCTGTTTGTCACCATCTGGGACAGGTACCTCTACGAAAGATCCGGCACCTATAATACGCTTGTTCCCACATTTAGGGCACCGAAGAAGATCTACCCCGAATTGATCAAACAAATAATAACCTTCTTTATTTTTCAAGAAGCCACCATCGCAATAATCCCCATTTTCCGCATTACTGAAATCACAAGCCTGTTCATACCCTGAATAGATGGGATAAGCCCCATACATATCAAGATGCCTTTTGCTGATGTGAAAGAACAGGAACCAATCTAACGCTTCCAATTCTTTCGTTAGAGGACTCTGTTTAATATCTGGATCTCTTAAGTTTACCGGATCGTCCCAGAAGAATCTTGCGGGGCAGTAACCTAAATCGTGAGGATTCTCAACAAGCAATTCACCTATGTTTCCTTTCTCTTCCCTGAATACACGGTAACTGTCTCTGTCGATAACAGCAATTCGGCCAAAATCTTGACGGAATATGATAAAGTCCATGATTCCGGTAGTAGGATTTGCTTCATAGGTGATAACACTATCAATCGGTAACCAATAAAAATACGGTTGCGGATATGGGTCATTCGGTAATTGCTCTGCCGGTAAATCAACAATAAGAATACTGTTTATTTCCGTCTTAAAAAACTCCCATCCCTTTTTACTCCACACTTCCGGCTCATGCAATACGTCTTGACGGTAATATTCCCAATCATCCCGTTGTTCACTGTTAAGGAATTGATAGTTAAATGCAGGATTGCGACCGTCAAATATACGGGAAAGCTTGTCAAAGCAGATAGACGTTACCTCATTCGTGCGAAGAGGATAACGGAACAGATTTTCAAAGATCTTGAATTTATCGTGCGGAAGCCTGTTACGAACCATCGCAAGAAAGTCCGTAACAGGCTGAGTTATAATCGGAGTGGCGTAGGTCTGAGCGTGGAACTTAATCCGGTTTTGCTGGATTATTGCCCTCGATATCGTTCCCCTTTTCCGCGGTTCCGTTATTTCCTTTTTTATTTGATCGATTGATAAACCCATTCTCTTTGTCAAACTTTAAATTGGAATTTGCAGGTAAATACCATCCGCCATTATTCTGCATTCTCAACAGCTTTTCGGCATGGGTAATTTCAAATTCTTTCTCGATATTCAACGAATCACATCTTAGTGTAACTGATGTTGTCTTTGCTTTCATTTTTTAGCAATTCTAAGATCCGTCAATGGATTAAAATCAGGTGATACAATAACAAGGTTGTCCGACCAGTTAGGTAAGAAAGACCACTGGATAGCATTACTATCCGGAGCTTCCAATCCACCTAATGTCTTATCCCCAATGAAAAGAGATCGAATAGGAATCGGATAATAAGTAGTTTCTACAGTTTCATCACGATCAGCACCAATTCCGCCATTTCCGTCAAACAGATAAATACCTAAATTACCCGATTGACTTTCACACTGCAATTCCTTGAGTGCCTTAATTACAGCTTGCGGAACTTCGCGAATAACCCCTGTAAAAGGAGTGGGTTCACGCCCTATAATTTTTTCAACGCCCCCAAGCGTTTCATTACCACCACCGAATGTACGTGCAGCTCCGGCTTCTGCTGTCGGTGCTTCAACATAAGGGGAAATCACAATTTTAGTAGAATCATTTGCGGACAACAGTGGAGTCCAAGACGCAAGTGCAGTAATTGGCATCGCCGATTCACCGGCTCCGGTGAAACTGTTTCTTGTTCCATCATCTTTATAAAGACGTTGGAAAGCTACTTTTTGAATCTGGCCTAATGACTCGGCACAGATAACTTCTGGAATATCGGGCAAAGCTGGTGCCGCTGGACATGTACAAATCATACTTTTAAAAATTAAAGTTATTAATATGTTATATCTCAGGGTCAACCCTTCACCCTTTTCAATAAATTACAATTTAATTAAACTAATTATTTAATAAAACTAAATAATCAGCTATACGATAACACTTTATTGCACGCACAAATATATAAACTAAAAATCAAATAATCAAATAAAAAGCTCTATTTTTTCTAATTATGTACTCTAATACCTCTTGGTCTTGAACTCTCAGATAATTTATTGAGTGCTACATAACGCAATGCATCTAATGCATGATTATTGTTATCAATAGGCTCATTTCTTAATTCACCTGTAATTTTATCCTCCTTCCACTTGTAATTTCTAAGTTCGTATATTAGATTAAGGCTTGACTTTGTAACACATATCTCATAACGTTGTAGTATCTGAATTCCATTTCGAATAGAATCTTGACCTTTTTTTGCCGGCTCTATCTTCTTGATTCCGTAGTTATATATCTCACGAATAGACTTCTGCTCAGCAGAATCAGCCACAATATCACAATCTTTATCCCGAAGCCGATCTGCAATCATGTCATTAGTCAAGCCTTTTTCATAACATGATTCATGTACCCATAGTTTTCCATCATACTGATAAACATCAACTATTGCTGTAGGATCTGTTGTAAATCCAAAGTCCAATCCCCTGGCTATCATCTTTGCACTTTCAGGAATTTCATCTACTTGCCTCCATCTTGAATATATAATGCCAACAGAACGGCCTGTTAATCCAAGCCCGTAAACCCTCCACCAATTTTCATCGTCCTTATGAGATTCTATTTCTGAAATTTGCTGTGGAGTATTGAAAGGGTTGTCTTTATATGTAGAATGTACTTCTATAGTATTGTTCTTAACTTGTACTCCCTTTAATTCATACCAAAATTCACAATCTGGATTCCAATCAAGAAATACGCATTCTCTTGTACGGACAGACAATTGCCTATATGTCTCATATGGAATACGGTTACATTCGTTAATAAATAATATATCCCTTCTCCCGCCTTTCACCTTACCCCAATCATCAACCGAAAAAAAACGTATACTACTACCACTATTGAACGTATATTGATGATCAGTAGAATTCAATTTAAAATCTCTGTCTTTTAAAAGTCCCTCATTAGACAAAATATCATCAATATCTTTTAATGCTCCTCTTTTTAAATGGGGCATGCTCTCAGATACAATATTTATATCCTTCGCATTTTTACTACCGACAGCAATAGACACAAGTAAGGATACAATAGAATATGTTTTTCCGGATCTCGTTCCTCCCCGGTTAGCTATCGTTCTAACACCTGAAAGATAGGCTTTCAAACTCTCTCTGTATACCTTAACAACAATCATTATTCCTTATTTTTAAGTTGTTCTATTAAATTAGCATCTTCATCATTGGAAACAATGATATTAAGTCCTGTCGAAATCTCACCTGAATGCTCAGTATTCTGCTTGTTCTTCCATCTGTCCGGAGCTAAATTCGTTAAAAGGAAGATACCGGCACCTACATTCGGCTCAACACGGATGTTTTTCTTCACCTCCTTTTTAAGTTTCTTCTTCTTACCGTCCATATAATACTCCTTTGATGTCTGTTCGTATTCACAACCAATGGCAGCATTTGCCATAGACGATACAATACGATGTTCAATACCATTCTTGAAATCATCTTTTGCCTTTTTTATAGCATCCAAAAATTCCAAATTTTCCATCCAATTATAATACGTCTCATCAGATATACCAAAGTGTTTACAGAAGTCCTTTAACTTCGCTCCTCCGTAATCCATAAGTCCGTTTTCACGAACCCACTCAGCACATTGCTGTATCATTTCATCATTAAACTTTGCCATAAATTATAATTTTATCATTTTCTAAAAAACATATCTCCCGAAATGGATCTGGCAGTATCATCATTAGTCAATCGGATATATTTGAAGAAGTTTTGTTCCGTCCGGTGCCCTGTAAGTCTCATTATCTCCAATGTCTTCATTCTGCCGGTCAAGTACATGTTAGTGGCGGCACTTCTTCTTGCGGTATGGCTGCTGATTAACTCCCACTTCTCACGGGTAACGGTTACAAGCTTGCCACCTTTGGTAAATGAATAAGTTACAGGATCATTTAAACCGATCTCTTTCATTATCACTTTCAGGTACTTGTTGACATATTGGATACACAAACCGTTAGGTACTCTTCCATGATATTTCGCAAATATTTCTTTTACATAATCATGTGCAGGTACTTTAACGTCTACGTTCGTTTTCTTCGTACGGATGACAATGTAGTTATCTATCAAGTTTTTACTTGTTGGAAAATCCAGTGTAAGATGCCCCCTAAAACCAAGCGATTCTATCCCCTTGTGC